CAGTTGTTTTCCAAATCCGTGGCCACGATATTCTGGGGCAATATAATATAAATCTTCTTTTGCCATCTTGCATGTTTGATACCGTATATGAGGCATAACTCCCATCACACAGTATCCAATTAACTTTTTATCAACCCTACAAGTTATTACAACAAAGGCACCAACTTCTTGTAGTTTTATATACCGAGCATAATCTGGTTTAAACTGAAATCCTAGCCGCTGCGATACGTTGATCTCAGTCATGTGCGGCTCAAGCAACGCTTTAAATTCAGGCAGAAACTCAGACAGTTTCTCTTCTCGATATGTGATCCCCATACATATAACAATGCAAAAATGGGGCCAAATTTGCCCTATTTATGCACTTGGACCGTTGATAATTTCTGTAAACTCTTGAGCCCACGTTTGCCAATCTGCATACTCAGACGGATCTGGAACAGGGTAAGCAGCAAAGGTAGGAAGTTCTGCAATATTCTTAGCGGTACTTTGCCAGAATATCTCTTCACTATACGGAACCGGTTCCTGACTATAATAAATAATCAAGTTGCCGTTCCAGTCTTCCCAGCTCATATAATCTGGAACACACGGAAAAAACTGTTGAAATGCCATTACGGCCTCTCATCTCCAAACTCAGCAGTAATTAGGTTACGGCCCATTTCGTAGTTACCATTAAGTTCGTTTGATATAAATTTAAAGCGTACTAAGCGATGCTCAACGCGCAAGTCAATCTTCCCAGTTTCTTGGGTAAAGTAAAACGGTCCTGAATCTTCTTCATACTGCCCACCAGCAAACTTACGTCCTAAAATAGTCAAAGACATAGTACCAGTTTGTAAGAAGTTTGGCTCAAAACGACGGAGGTGCATACGACGATTAACACCGATTGTAGACTCTTGCGCTGGGCTACCAGTTAACCAACTAATATCGTTGGTTGTAATGCTTGAATAAACAGCCGTTTCACCAGTAATAGCAATCTTATTTTGACCAAACTCATGCTGCCAAATATTATACCCGCCGTTAATACTGTATACAAAATCACCTGGAATTGGATAAGTGTCAAAATCAGCAGAGCAAGTGACTAATGTAACACCGGGTGTTCCAATAGTGGTGTTATAAATGTGATCGCTGGTTGTTACTAAATAAACATCAGCAGTGTCACTATTGGTAAATGAAATATAGTCACCAGGTGATACCACTGGAGTCTGATCACCCTCTAAATAAAATTGATTATCGCCTGGAGGCGGCTCAGAAGCTGGAGCCTCAATAACAAACTGTGGCGTGTGGAAAATAGGATCGTATTCCCAATCAGCCCAAATTGGTGTTGGGAAAATCTCTGTTGTGTAACCGCAAGACCGGCGCGCACCTTCTGCTTGACCCGCGTCGTACCAGAGTTTATCTTTTACGTTATAGATGATAACATCAGAGCACTCTGTATTAGTGCCACGAGGATAAAAAAACCAAATCTCATTGTAACGGGGTACTTTAGTTGCCCATACTTTTTGACGTTGCTCGTAGTTCATGTTATTAAACAACCAGTTTACGTTCTTATCGTTTGGCAATACAGCAACTTGACCATTGTACATATAGAAACGGTCAACACCCATCCAGAAAAATACACCATCCATTTCTACTACAGAAGAGGATGACATAATAGAGATTTGGCTGGAAACAATATCATATCTCCAATACAGCGGCGCTGCGCCTGTAAATGAGACACGAATAAGAGAGTCAGTAGCCCAAAACAAACCAGATGGTGAGTTAGTACCTCCACGCATCGGAGCACCTTTTACTATTTTAGAGGCAGCTGCGTTAGTTTGGTTGGCAAGTGTGCCATTCCAATCAAAGAAATCTTGCGTACCGTAAGCATTTAACTCAACGTTATTATTGGAAATAAATCCGTTAGATCCATACACAAAAATAAATGGGTACAACGAGCAAACACCACCGTCTACAGAGATTGGTTGATATGTTGGGTTTTGACCAGTGCTATCAGATAACCCGGTGAAGGACCAACTGTTATTGCTATCTGGTAAAATGTTACCTAATAGTACTTGTGTTTTTTCACCGTTGTCAATATTGGCAAGGTTTAAACCTGGGTGAGCTAAAACATACAGCACATCACCTAATGGACTGTATTGGGCATCAAACTGCCATAGATTACGGTAAGGACCGCCCACTGGATCTGGTGTAAACACAGCATCATCTACTAACCAAACATTGGTTGGTGTTTCAGTAAACGCTGCTGTAAGGATAACCGTGGTGTTTGGTGTAGAAAACGAAGAAGATGAGACTGTATATTGTGTTGCGGTAGTTGTCTGTTCTAAAATTACTTTTGTACCAGCTGTAAAAACGGTAGTGACATTGCCCTCAATAACCAAGTTAGGGGATGCATAAGACACTAGCGGTACTTTAACAGTGCCTGGAAGAATAGTTGCTGTAAAAGGACCAGAGCCTTGACCAAAAGATAAGCCTGTTGTAAACACATCAATGCCATAAGCATTACCAGCGAAGATATAATTTACACCTCCAGATGGTTGTGCAATCATGCCACGATAAATACCTGTTAAGCTAGAGAAGATAGAGCGATAACCGCCCATCTTTTTAGGGTCACCACGTTGAAAACGGCACCACACGCCGTCAGTGTATTCTTCCGCTTGAAATACAGTCCCATCGCGCTTAATACCCGGTCTTACTACTAGTGAGAAAATCTGAGTATATTGCGTGGTATCCTGACCGATATTGTCAGCTGCCATTAGAACGTTCCGCCGCTAATAAGTTGTGCGTTAAGTGTTGCGTTAACTGTTACTAAAGGTTGTAATAAGTTTGAACCATCCACGTCAATCAATTCAGTGCCATTTGCTGTGATACCTAAGATACCAGAACCAGCTAAATAAAGACCAGTTTGTGTGTCGTTGTTAAATGAAAACGACGGCGCCGCAGCAGAGCCGTCAGCCGCATAGAACAAACCAGATGAGCTTTGTGTTAGTGAGTAAAGGTTTTGACCGTCACTTAAAACAGTAGCAACTGCACCTGTGGACAATGTTAATGGTGGTTGTGCGCTTCCAGTAATCTGGAATGTGATGTCATAACCAGTCTCACCAGTGTTATTAACTAATACATAAATTTGCGTAATAGCTGGAAGCGTTACAGCTAAAGTTTGTGTTCGTGTACCGGATTGTGCAATGTATGTTTGGATAATTGCAGCGTAAGATACAAGGCTTAGTGTATTACCAACAATAGCATCAACGTCAAATGTTTCTGCAGTAAACGCAGTAGTTGCAGGCGCTGTTAAACCAACAGTAATAAAACCCAATGTAGATACGTCGTAAAATATAAAGCCAGAATCACCTGGATTTACTAATATGTTTTGTTGACCATTAATTAGAGCTGGAGAATTTGGTGCAACTGTAAGTGTACCAGTGCCGGCGTTTCTAAAGCCAATATACCAGCCTGTAGAAATATTAAATGTATTTGGTAGGGTGAATGTACCAGCGCCGCCATTCCAAACAAAAGTAGCAGCGCGACTGGCGTCATTAATAACCGGAGATGTTGTTACGTTAACAATGTTTTCTGTTGTAGCTAACTGGCCATTAACAGTAGTTAAACCGGCGCCCGCTAATGTTGCGGCATCAGCTACAGAAGTACCTGCTGCAAACGTTACATTTTGCCAAATGCCGGCTTCAGTAGTATTGTCAGATAAGTAAACGTATTTAGAGATGCCTACAGGAACTGTAAAAGAAGCACCGCCATTAACATCAGTAACCAAGAAAGACTGGCCACCCAAGTTGCGGAAGAGAATGTCCGCGCCAACGGTACCTTGATTCCCAGCCGGCAAAGCAATAGATAAACCACTGCTAGAAGCAACGCAGTCGATAATACGAGCAGCAGGTACTTGTTGTCCATTTACAGTCGAAGGCCAGTAAAGAGTTTGATTTGAGCTAAAAGAAAGCGCGTAGTAGGATACGTCTGTTGGTGTGACAACAGTACCTGTAAAGGGCGATGTGTAGACTGGGGTTGGCATTTATTAAGGTTCCTGAATTGATGTATTGCGATCCACACGACGACTGTTATCTTCTTTCTTCAACGCAGCTAACGCGTCGTTATAATAGCTCTTCCAAACAGGCAACTTGTCTAAAGCTTTTAAATAGCCTTGAGCTTGCAAAAGAGTACCGTATAGCATCGCTTGAGGAGCAATCGCTGTCCAAAGATTTTGCTGATTGCTTTCGTCCAAAGGCTGAATTTCAGCGTAGTAAATAATTTCAACTGGATATGCTTGATCCGGAACAGGCGCAAAATTCCAGTTATTGTAATCATAATCAGCGTAATATTTTGGAAGACTAGGATCAGACTCAGACAAGTATTGCGCAATATAATCTTGACTACGCAAAAGCACTGGCTTACCGTTAGTTTTCATACTAACTGTTTTGCGCCAGCGAGCTGGTTTATTAAGTACTGTTTGGTTTTGCGCTAAAGACGTTTCAACAACAATCAATTGTAAAAATGTCTTTAATTCAGCAGCAATACACGATTCTGCCAAAGCAATTAAGCTTGGAATCTGCGCAATAAAATCGGGATCGTTACGCTCCATGTACTGCTGGACATTTAAGACCAGCGAATCGTAAGTTTGAATAACGCTCATCGTGTATAGTAACTATAATTAGGTTGGAAATAGATCGGAGACTTATCGCGATCTTCTTCAGCTGCTTGCATAAACAGTTTTTCTGCTTGACCTTCTAAATAAGTAATGCGTCCCATATCAACACTAGGTAATTGCAGTGCTAATTTATGTGAAAGTTGTGCCTGAATGCATGGTAACCAACGATCTGGTACATATATTTCATTTGTAAGTGATCCTACATCCATCATTTGTGTTTCAATAATTAACTGAAACATCTGGAAGTCGTTATTAGGAACTGGCCAGAGATACATTGATGGTTCAATCGTACGATCAAACCAATACTGCAATGAACGGTTGCTACCAAACTGTTTGTTTGGAAGGTTCCAGTAATCATCGCGATTTAAACGCGCTAATGGAATAACTTGCTGTGATTGAGAAAATACAATCTGGCGCAATGAGAATGTAGGTAATACTGTTTCGCGTAAGCGATAGTATTGGTATTGTGGCGTTGTGCTGATATTAAAATAAGCCCATTCGCCGTCGTGCAGTGTTGTTGCTGGAAATACTTGGCGTGTTGTCCAAGTAATTAAATCATCACTTGTCTCATACGCTAGGTTATACGTTGTTGTATTAGCAATATTGTTACCGGCAACATACGCGTTAAAACCAACATAGAACGTTGCAGCAGCTGGAGAGAATGACGCGCCAAACCAGTTATTACCAACGGTAGATGTTGCATAACCATCTAGGTTACCACTAAACAAATTAGCAGCGTTTGCATTTGATAACGGAAGGGCTTGAGAGATTTGCAGGTTTTGAATATAAACCCAGTTTGCTTCACGAACGTCAATTGTTGAAGCAGGAAGCACTAATTGCTGTTGAGCGTTTACTGTTCCGTAAAGTTGATTTTCCAGTAACCAAAGGTTTACACCTCTGTTAGAAAGATTTTGAAGATTGTAAAAAAGCGCTTGCTTACCAGCATCGATATATTCAGGCGTAATTTCCTCTGCAATTTTACCTGCATCACGGAAAGCATAAGAAATTAACTGGTCGACATTAACCTTTGTCTGACCAGTTGTGTTGGAATACGCCATTTAACGTCCTCGGCCAGCGGCTCGCTTAGTTACTTTTTGGGGTAGATTTTTAGAGGCAAGACCTGCTTTAACAAATTCCTTGCCTACCTTTTTTGGAATACCCAAGGTGCTTTTACCAGCGGCTGCTGCGTACATTGCGCCTTGTTGGGCTTTAGATTTAATCGGCATTACGAGCAAGTTCCGCCGGTGTTCATTTTTTTGGCTTTTCCACCGCTGCGCATGTATCCCATTTTGTTACGTACATCAGTTGGTAACTTGGCAAGACCTGGATTTTCTTGAGCATCAACTTCTTTCAATGAACCGCCAGTTGCGCATTTTTGAATTTTGCCGCCGTTCCTTTTATTGAACGTACCTGAACTTTGATTTACTGGAGCGGAAGGAGCTGCTGCTTTACCAACAATTTCACGTTCTTTATCAGTAACTGAGCCCATACCCATAAGTTTTTTAGCTGCATTTTTAACAGCACGGACTGGACCCATTACGAGTTCACGATCTGCTAAGTTTTCTTCTCTAGCAATTTTGTCTGTTAATGCTTGAGGATCTTTAACATCTACAGCACCGCCTACTTGGTATTTTGCCATGCCACCGCCGCACAGCTTGGTTGGTTTGAATTGCTTGGCTTCTTTAATGTTATTTTTGTCGCTTGCTGTTTTCTTAGCGCCGTATTCACCGCTGGCTTTTTCAAATTTCTTTACTGTGCCAACCGCTTTCTTAGCGCGCCCACCGTTACGTAATTTAGAAAGATCAGTTTTCTTGCCTTCATGAGACTGCGTATCATGGATTTTAAATGCTTTTTTTACAATCTTTTTATCTTGATTGACGTCAGCTTTCATTTCTTCTTTATGCTCTTTGCGGGTCTCATATTTTACTTGACCGCCTTCTTTAAAGCATTGCATTTTGGGGTTAGATTTGAAGCCTTCCATGGTAGTTCCTATAGGTTAAAGTTAAGTTTAGGGTGATCAATCCCTATTATCAATAATGCAGAATATTGAGTAAAAAAGCCCTATTAAATAGCGCTTAAAAACAGCTCACGCTCGCGTTTACGGCGCTTTACTAATTCGGGTGGCTTGTTCCACATCAAGATAGCATCTGCAGCGCCTTGGTAGTCGTTGGCGTTAAGCTTACGCACTACAGTGGAGTTCTTAAAAGCAGTGCCTCCAATATTGAAGCAGAGGCTGTATAGGGCATCAAACTGAGCTTGGGCCAGTGGTACCTTGACTGCACCCTCTACGGCCTCGCTACACCACTTTAAATCGCTTCTAAGGAGCTCTTCTACTTCTGCGTCTGTCAGGGTGGCGTGGATAAGGTGCTCTTCACCCGGGCGGATCAGATGGCCAACGCCAATGGTCCATAGGCCCTTAGAGTCCTTGTAAGCCTTGTTGCGCTTACCTTCTTCTTCCGTAATGTAAGATAAAGTGGATTTTGTAATTGCCATGATGTTTTCTTCAATATGGGTAAATTGGTTGGTAAGGTGAATTACCGCAAAAATGCCCAACAACCATAATATGATTACTACTAATCTGTTCATAGTTTTTCCCTTTTTGGGGGATTATATACTACTTGAGTGCGTCGTATTGCTTATAGCAAGATTGGAGCGCGACTCTTATTTCGTCTGCTCTGGCAGCTTCCCTGATAAGAAATTCTGCATCCTCGGAATAAAGGCGGGTTCCGTTGCAGTTCTGTCCAGCGTTGGCTTGGTCGGTACGACTGGGCCGTTTGCGCAGCTCGCTAATAGCATCGACAAGCTGATTATTAATAATTTTGATTTGAGCATCTTTGTCTTTCCTAATTTGGTCAGCAGCAGCTTGGTACTCATGTTCTTTTTCCTGCACCAGTTGCTGCTGGGCTACGATGTAAGCATCGAGCTTGTATGACTTGTACTTACCATAGCCAAAACCGGCTAGTCCAAATAGGACTAAACCAATGTAGGCATAGTATCTGAGTGGCAACGGGAACATTAAACGAACCGAATAGTAAACGCAAAGGTCGCTGGGTAGTTAGCGATAAAGTCTTTGTTGGTCGGGTCGTTGATGTACGCTGGGTCAACTAGGGCGCGGATGTTGTGTCCAAAGTTTAGGATCATCATCTTGCCAAATACATGGTGGTAGCTGTTGTACTGCCACAAGCCTTGACCTTGAATGCGGATAGTGCCTTCGTTCTGCTCATTGCAGTTGATGTCACCTTGGTAGGTCATGCCGTCTGTGCCGTGCAGATACTTAACAGCAAAACCATAAAACGGGTTACGCCAGAGCCACTGAACCTTAGACCACCAGCAAGGGTTGTGCGCTGCGCGGAATGTTTGGTCGCCATCTAGTGAGTTGTCTGGTGTTTGAAACCATGACAAGAAGGAGAATAGGCGCGGACCTGATTCCCAAATAGTTCCGTTGTTACACCAGCCAATTTGAGTGGAGTACATGATGCCAATGATGAAGGCTAGTGGGAATGTCAGTACAGTGCCAACAAGGTTGACAGGTACTAATATCAGCCAGTATAAAAGTTTGTTCATCTATCGTCCAGTGAAGTGGTTGTTACAAATCGAAGCACAGCAACAGTAACACCAATAAGAATAAGAAGTATGCCGTACAAACGAGGATCAATAAGGTTGCTAACGTAACTAAAATTATCATAGACAACACCCAGTATCACCAAGGCCAATGAGAACCACATGGTGCGGCTGTGCATCATGCCACGGGTACGGCGTCTCATTTTCTCTCTAACTCTACCACGCGGTCTAGCTTGTCTTCCAGACGGTGCAGTGACTTGAGCACTTCCATCCAGCGGTCGTTGAAGTCGTCCTTT